CTGAATTCTATTCTCTCTCCCTTAGTAGACAAGCTGTCAACTAAATACAATTGCAATGATTTACGAGGAAAGGGAAACCGTAAACAATGGATGTTATCGAGGCAATAACCCGGGAATTGGATAGCTGGCCCGCGCCGCGCGATACCGCAGAGGTGACCGATCGTGCCATTGCGATGCGTTTAGCCCTACGCACGCAAGCCACGGCACCGGGATACGACCTGGCCGCATCCATTCAACAGCTTCGTCAGGTGATGGACCTCCTGCGCCGCCGTCAGGCTCCCGCCGTGCCGGAAAAGTCGCCCAGGTTTCCAGTAGCACCAACTTGCGACTAGTGCTAGCGTCTCATCCATGAGAGATCTTTTCGGACGCCTACGATTCTGGCTGAACATGCGCCTAGCCTTCGCGGAATTCCCGCCGGACCGGCGCCGGAAGTGAACGAGATCCGCTGGCGCGGCCGATATGGATTCATCCATGGCCGCATTCTGACCGGGCTAGAGACCCCCTTCCCCGAGGCGGCTATCTTTAACTCACAGGCCGAGGCGTTCGCATGGTTTGAGCGTGAGGTAATCTCACTCATTGGCCCGTATAGCCTACTCGCATGGGGCGACGCCCTGGAGCGCATCTGGCATTCCCTGCCCCGCACCCCGCATATCCGCACCGCGCGCCCGTGACTGTCAAGATTTGCCGGGTGCGTTATTTCCCTGGCCCATCGGCTAGGGAATGCCTGGCGTGTCAGCATCCTAGTTTTTTACACCTTGCAGATGGTTGCCTCACGTGTCATATCGCGGCCGGATTGGTCGAATCGCTCACGGCGCTCGCGGCGGGACTCGCCGAGGCGGCAGCGGCGGTCCGGGATTGGGTAGCAACCGCATCGGAAAAATCCACGGACTAGGTGACCCTGGGCCCCGTTTCGCGGTATGATCGAACGGCCGGAAAGCGGTCGAGAGGATGACTAAATGTCCAATATTGCCCCGGTCTCACGGTGACACCAGAACAACAGGCCGACACGCTTGCGCGAGCCGTCCTTGAGCTTGGCGCGGAGGATTTCCTGGGCGAATGGGCCACCGAATGGTTTGACGGAGTGCGCCTCCTGGCCGAGCATTGGGCACGGGCTAGGGGCTGGAATCATCCCTCACGCTCACCTCGACTAACACTTATCACAGGGGGCGACGATGCAGCCTGAACCGATTCCATCACCGGATGACCTGGGGATCTATTTCGAGATGATCCTTATGGGAATGTCACACGACCTGGCCGTGAAGACCGTCGAGGCGGTTCGCCGCCGCCAGGCGGCTTGTGATGTGGCCGAGGCGTGGGCCGAGCAGACCGAACAGGGGGAGCAATGGCCGTTAAGAATGCCATAGATTCTCGCCCGACCCTCATCGACTTCCATTGCGCCAGCGGTGGTGCATCTATGGGGTATCACATGGCCGGATTTCGGGTGATTGGTATTGACCTCAAACGCCAGCCGGCCTACCCATTTGAGTTTCACCAGGCGGATATTCGCGATATCACCATCGATTGGATACGGCGGCATGATGCGCAAGCGCTTACCGGGTCACCGCCATGTAAGCTATTCACAAGCTTGGCAGCTTTGCACCCCAATAACCCTCTCGGGCATGTGAATCTCATACCCGATACGCGCGATCTCTTTCGGGCTGCTGGGCTCCCGTGGGTGATGGAGAACGTGCCCGGGTCCCCCCTTATGGACCCGGTGCAAATTTGTGGCAGCGCTTTAGGACTTCGCGTTCGACGCCATCGCCTATTCGAGACCAATTTCCCCGCGCTAGGCACCCCTTGTAATCACGCCTGGCAAGATCTGCACCGTGGGTATCAGCGGCGGATCTCAAAGGCCGCTGGCCGGGTCCAGCCTAGCGGTACCGTGCCGGTTTTTGGTAATGGAGGGCAGATGCTTTTCGATGGCCTCCCGGACGCACGTCGCGAGCTATTGGTTACTTCGGCCGCGATGGGAATAGATTGGATGTCGGCGCAACAGATGTCGCAAGCGATACCTCCGGCCTATGCTTTACATATGGGGCGTCAGCTAATGGAGCGGGTGAACATTAATGGCCGTTGAGGATGCCGTAAGAAGCGAAATCGATAGGCTCCGCGTAGGCGGCACGCCGGAAGCGGAGATTGCCCTTGCGCTTGGTAAGGCGCTTGACAAGGGGGAATCCCCGGCCGCCACGGCCCGTCATTTGGCCGAGGTGCTAAGCGTGATGCGATCTCGATCTACCGAATCGGGCGACCCGTTGGCCGACCTGGAGAGCCGCCGTGACGCGCGTGCTTAGTATTGATGACCTCAAATGCCCCCCGCGTTATTACCTCCTGCCGACCAATGGCGGGGATTACACGCGCTATACGGAGTGTCAGGAATTTCTGACCGCTGTCAAGTTTGGCAATGGTGACGACTGGCAGCAATGGCAACTCCAGGAGATGCTCAACCTGGCCCCGGATGATATCTGGGCGGCCCGCACGGCCGCGATCGAGGCCCCGCGTCAGAATGGCAAGACCTGGACGGTTGAGGCGCGCGTACTTTACGGCATGGTCATGCTTGGCGAGCATATTGTCTGGTCGGCGCAGAATCTCCTCACGGCGGGCAAGTCGTTTGAGCATCTCAAGGCCGTCATCCTCGACACCCCGGCGCTCATGGCGCGCCTAATCGGTCGCCCCCGCGAGCGAGCCGGTGAACAGGGATTCCGGTTCAAAGGTGGCGGGGAGCTTCAGTTCGTGGCGCGCGGTAGTTCCGGCGGCAATGGGCGAGGCTTTACCGTGATCGACCTCATCGTATGGGACGAGGCGCTCAAGCTTGGCGAACATGGCCATTCCGCGTTCGTGCCCACACAGGGCGTAAGCCGCAATCCTCAGACGATCTATACCTCTACACCAGGCTTCCCCGATGAGGAGGATTCGCAGATCTGGGCGAATATTGTCCGTCAGGGACGTAATGGCATCACAAGCGGGGATGACTTTTTCGCCGATTGGTGCGCCACGGAAGAGGATGATGTCAGCCTGCCGGAGACGTGGGCGGCGGCCAATCCCGGCTTCCCGCACCGTCTCAGCGAGAAGACCCTTCGGCATTTTCATAACAAGATGCTGCCCGAGTCTTTCGCGCGTGAGATCTTGGGGATTTGGGGATTTCCGTCCGCCACGCCGGGTGATCTGAGTATCGAGCAATGGATGCAGCTAGAATTGGACCATGTGGGCCCAGTGGTGCCCTCTGTATTGGCCGCTGACATGAATTTCGAACGCACGCATGTTTCCGTGGTGGCCGTGATGGATATTGATGGCACGCCGGTTGTGGAGCTTGTGGAGCGCGCGCCGTTTGAGCGGCCGATATTCGTGGCGCGTATGGCCGAGCTTGGCGCGGAATTCCCGGGAGTTACGCTTGTTGTGGACGGGGATGGCCCCCTAGCCAGCCTTGTTGCCGATCTGCAAGAGGCGAACGTCTTCGTCTATGTGCGGCAGGCCGTGGAATATCAGTCAGATTGCGCACTCCTGGCCGATGGTGTACGGTCAGGTTTGTTCCGCCAGCTCCCCTGTACCGAATTTGATTCGGCAGTCGCTGTGATCCGTAAGCGGCCACGCGGTGAGGGGCGGTTCGTCTGGGCGCGGCGTGGTGCGCGGGGGGATATTGCTCCCATTGTTGCGGCCACTTTGGGGTATGGCTATTTCGTCTCCGGCGGGGTACAGTTCGTTTTCTAAGCAATCGAAAGGTAAACAGGACATGCTTACGATTTTGCTTGAGCTAGTCGGGATTGCCCTCGTGGCGGCCGGTGTGGCGTTGACATGCGGAACAGCCGTGACGGTCATCATCGCGGGCGCGCTATGTCTATTCTTCGCCCTGGCCCGCGAGGGTGTCAAGGTCCAGAACAAGGCGCCTAGCGCCTAATGGCCAGTCTCGTTCGGGCCGCCTGGCGCGGCCTTACTAAGCGCGGGGAGGCCTCGCTAGTTGGCTGGGATTATACCCTGCCGCCGAACTGGTCGCTAGGTTGGGGGAAGTCCGGGGTCAATCTGGGCGACCGGGGCGTATTGGCCCTGGCACATGTTTACATTTGCGTCAAGGCCATTGCCGAAGACGTGTCATCTACGCCATTCAAGGCATGGTCTGGTGATCGTTATGGCGCACGCCAGAAGCTAGCCCAACAGCCCGCGATCGTGTCGTCACCATTTGGTCCGAACATGACGGCCATGCAGGGCCTGTCGGCCATTGTCGTCTCGCTCCTTTTGCGCGGTAATGCCTACCTTTGGGTGACCCGCTGGAATCCCGCAACAGGTATGCCCCTGGAATTCCGAGTGCTTAACCCATCCGGCGTTACGCCCTTTATCGACGAGAATGATGGTCGAAAGAAGTTCCGCATAGGCGGAACTATCTACGAGGGCATCGTGCATATTGCGGCAATGACCTATCCCGGCGAGGTCGCGGGCATCGACGTGCTCTCCGCACTGGCTCGGGAATTCCGTTACGCGTCTAATGTGGCCCAATATGGCAGCGAATTCTTTGAAAATGCCGTCACGCCCTCAGGGTTCGTATCGGTGAAGACGCCCATCAATAGCACTCAGGCCGAAGATATCAAACGATTCTTCAAGGCCCAACACGCAGGGGTACGTAACGCCCACGAGGTGGGCATCCTGGGCGGCGGGGCAGAGTTCCATAGCATCACCATTTCGCCCGAGGCTGCACAAATGCTAGCCACCCGCGCTATGACCCGCGAAGAAATCGGCGGAGTATTCGGCGTGCCGCTATCGCGAGCCCAGGCAGCGGCGGGTAATCAGACCGGCGGCGGTAAGGGGCTGGCCTCGATTACCGAGGATTATGTCCGAACCACGCTTAATACGATCTTCCGTCGCATCGAAGAGGCATTCGACCCCTTTATCGAAGGGGGCGACGATACCTTCACTCAGTTCGACATCATGGCAACCCTACTCAAGGTATCACTAGAAGCATTCGTCAGTTTTGCCACGGCGATGCGATCTACTGGTACGCTCTCAATCAATGAGTTGCGTGCCTATCTGGGGCGCTCCCCGATTGACAATCCCATCGGGGATGACCATGGGGCCCCATTGAATAGCAATAGTACGACCAAGCCGGATGGCACCAACGACAATGGGGGCGTGGATGAATCTCCGATACAGGGCTAAGCAGCAAGCCGAGCTGGAGCGTCGATTCCTGGACGGCGACAGCATGGCCGCGCGGGCGCTCATTCGTCAGGCGATGCCACAGACGCTCCAGCTCCGCGCGGACGACATGAACGTGACCGCCACGGGCGACACGACGACCGTTTTCACCGGGTATGCATGTATTACCGGACAGGCCTATACCCTATGTGACTATTTCGGTTCATACACCGAGACCGTGCAGCCCGGAGCCTTCGCGAAGACGCTCAGCGAGAATGCCGATGTCATTCTGTGCGTGAATCATGATTGGAATGCTATCCCGCTTGCGCGGACCATCTCTGGCACCCTAAAGACGATCGAGGACGAAACGGGCTTGTATTGTGAGGCCACACTGGATCTCACGCGGGCCGATGTTCACGCCCTATGCTCCGCTATTGATCGCGGTGATCTAATCGGGATGTCCTTCGCTTTTGTGGTTGTACGGCAAGACTGGTCGCCCGACTACATGCAGCGCAGTATTCTGGAGATCGATCTGGACGGCGGCGATGAATCAATCGTCACCCATCCCGCCAATCCGGCCACCAATGGCACGATCGGGCTCCGCAAGGCGCAAGCCGACGCGGTGATCCGGGCAGGCATTCCCGGCCTCGTGGCGGCGCGTGCGGAGTCCGAACGTCGTGGAGGTGCCAAGATTTCGGCTAGCACACAAGAGGTGCTTCAGGCCGTCTTGGATCTCATCTCGGATGCCGATGATGCCGTAGATGCGGCACAGCCACTCTTGGCCGAGCTGATCGGGATCCCCAATCCAGATGCCGAACCCATCGAGATAGAGGCCGATGCACCCCCCGCCGATACTGAGGCTAGGAGTGCCATCGCGGGAGCCATGTCGCCCGTTCTAGCGCGGGCTCTCGCCTTGCTGGCAACTGAGGGTAAAAGAATTCCCACGCATTAGCGTGGGGAATGTTCAGCGCCGATTGGTCACGCCGTCCGCCGTCGCGGACACCTGACGATCACCCGGAACGAATAGTGCAACATTCATCCGATCAGAAAGGAATGGAATGAATCCCATTCTACAGCGTGCCCGTGAGGCACGCGCAGCGGCGCTGGCTGCCATTGAGGCCGTCACGTCCGCAGCCGAGGCGCGGGGCGGCGAACTCCGCAACCTCACGACCGAGGAAGAGGCGCTCGTCGAGGGCCACATGGCCACCGTTCGCGCGGCCATCAAGACCATCGCAACGCAGGAAGAGTTCGACGAGGCCCGTAAGGCGGCAGTGGGTCACGGCCCGACAGCTTCCCCGGCGGTCATCGTGTCGGAGCCGAGCGTGTATCGGAAGAATGGCAAACATTCCATCTTCCGTGACATGCTCAAGGCACGCGAGGGTGATTTCGATGCTCGCGATCGCCTGAACCGTCACGAGCGTTCCATCGGTGACGAATACGAGGTCCTGAAGGAGACACGCGGTCGTAACTTCGTGAATCCGTTCGATGGGTCGCGTGGTACTGAAGAGCGCGCCACGGGTAGTGCGTCGGCCGGTTCGTTCGCGCCGCCAGTCTTCCTGATCGACCAATTCGTTCCAGAAGCTGTCGCGGGTCGTACGATCGCGGATCGTCTCACGCATGGCGACCTGCCCGAGGGTATCTCGTCCATTCACCTCCCGAAGGTGACGGTTGGTTCCGTGGTGGACACCAACGCCGAGGATGCCACCCTGGCCGAACAGGACACCGTGGCAACCGACTTGGTGGCAACTGTCGCCACGATCGGTGGCGAATCGCGCGTGACGCAGAAATTGCTCGATACTTCGCCAGGGACCATCCTGGACGAGGAATTGATGCGGAACCTGACGCGTCATTACAATCAGCGCATCGACCGGTTCGCCCTCGCGGCATTGGTCGCGGCTGGCACGGTGGTGGCCTACACGGATGCCACGCCGACGTTGCCGGAGTTGCAGGAAGCGATGGCCCGTGCGGCATCGCAGATCGCAAAGGTTCCCGGACTGCGCGCGTCTGACAGTGTGCTGCACCCGAGCATCTGGTACTGGCTGACCGGCCAAAAGGACACCGCAGGTCGTCCGTTCATCACGCCGAACAACGGCGGACCGAACAACGCCTATGGCACCAACCTGGGCCCGGTCACCGATGGCGACCCGGTAGGTGATTTCTCATCCTTGCGTGCATGGATGGATGCCAACCTGCCGACGAACCTCGGCGCGGGCACCAACGAGTCGGAGATCCTCGTCGCCGACTTCAGTCAGTCCATTCTCTGGGAGGGTTCGCTTCGCATGCGCGTTCTTCCGACGACGGACGGCAAGATCAACAACCTGTTCCAGCTGTGGAGCTATGCGGCCTGCATGGCGGACCGGTACCCGGCGGCAACGTCGGTCATCGGTGGAACTGGTCTGATCGTTCAGGCTGGCTACTAAGCCGGTAGGTTAGTCGTGCCACGTCGGGGAAGTAGGGGGCTAGGTCCTCCTGTTCCTGGCTTCCGGGTCTCCCCGGCGTGGCGCTTAACAGGAGGAAGACAACGCAAGTGGACCCAATGACACGAGCCCAATATGTGGCGTTCTTAGAGCGCGAGCTGTTAGCCACACAGCGCGCCGGGGATATCATCCGGGCGCAAGAGATCCGCCACGAGTTGGGCAGGTTCACCAATACCGGTAATGCCCGCGAGAATGCGGCCAATCCGAAGCAAGAGAGGCGTTAGGTATGGCGACAAAGGTTGTGGCAAGCTCGCGCAATGGCCTTGTGGGCATTGTCGCCGTGGCTACCGCGCTCCTTACTGGGCAGAGTATCCAGGCGGCACAGAACATGCCCCATCCTGCACCAAGTGCGCCGATTCGCGCCTATGTGGCCTGGCCGGACCGCTCGGAATTTCAGGGCGTACCATATGAAGCCAGCTTCCAGGGTCCGATTGAGGCGTTCCGCACGAATGATGGCAACAAGGTAGATAGGCTCGCCAAGACCAATGCAGCAGTCTGTCGCGCCGCCTCACTGGCTGGACGCGTCTCGATCTGTATCGCCTATTTCGTTTACGAGCCCGGCGTGGATGCCGCCGCTATCCAGCGACAGGTTCTAGGTGCCCCATGGGCGCAGCTTGTCAGTATGGCGGATATTGAGTCATGGCAGGGCAAGATCTCCGGCAATCATTCGGTTGATATCAATGCCGAAATGGCAACGCAAGGACGCTGGCTCGGCTCTCCTAGACGCGCCATCGGCTATGCCAATGCGGGTGATTTTGCACGTCTTTGGCCATCACGTAACGGCGCGAACGTCATCCTTGCAAGCTACGGTACCGAAGTATCCGAGAGAGTGGCTGGACAGTTTGCGCAGCAATACACGAATGGCCATTACGTGCTTTACGGCCTGCCGGTGCGGAGCGACAATGCGCCGCCGTGTGACCATAACGTTTACTTCGGCTCCCTGGCGGGCTTATTGGACACCCTAGGTGTTACCGGTACGCAGGGCCCGGTCTCGGGATTACTGCCGCCAGTGGCCATCACAATCCCGCCAATAGCCCACCCCGCGCCCGCCGTCAAGCCGAAGCCCAAGGTGGTCGCCAAGGCTAAGCCTCGCGCCCGCCCCGTGCGACACGTGTATTACAGGGTGCGCAATGGTGACATTCTGAGCCGAATTGCCAAGCGGTTTGGCACGACTTGGCGCAAGTTGGCATCCTTGAATCACCTACGCCATCCTGGGCGTTTGCATATCCGTCAATCCCTACTCATCCACTAGGCGGCACCTATGAGATTCCCCAATTTCCCCTTTCGGGCGACGGTGGTCACCGTTGCGCGCGAGGCAATCGTAACCGCGACCCACGTTCTTGCGGCTGGAATCATCGGCGTTTTCGTCGCCGACCAAACCGGTGTCCATGTTTCCGTATCGGCACTGACGGCGCTCACCTTGGCGGCTTTCGCGGCGGCCGGCGTGGTCGTGGCTCGCACGATTGGCGCGGATCTGCTTAACCTTTCACGCGGGCTTGGCGTCAAGGCCAAGACCTCCATCACGTCATCCAAGTAAGGAAGCCTCGCCATGTTCATAACGGGTGACACCGTTCACGCCTCAACGTCCAATACGGACGAGACGGGCGCTCCAATCGACCCGTCAGGGGCCGTGACGTTACTTGTTGTGCAACCGGACGATACAACCCTGACACCCATGGTTACGCATACCGGCGTCGGGGCCTGGGTTAGCGAATTCGTGGCGACGATCGCGGGACGGCATGTCCTCGTCTGGGCCGGTGCGGGGAATGATGCGTTTGCGGATACGCAGACGATTAATGTGACAAGCCGCGCCGGGGGGATCGTCAGCCTGGCCGACCTGAAAAGATCCCTCAGTGTGTCAGCCTCCGAAACCCGATACGATGACGAGCTATCCGATTTGCTCGCAACCGCCACAGCGGTTGTGGAGCACTACGTCGGGGATATCGTCCCGAAACAATTCGTTGAATTCTGCGATGGCGGCAATCCACAAATCCGCCTCAAGCACACCCCGATCATGAGCATTGAACTCATTACGGAGATGCTCGGACCGGGATCGTTTCGCACGCTCACCGCGCAACCCGCAATTCCCAGTACGACCTTTACGGCGTTCGGGTATTCGATCGAATCACCCAATTCAGGTATCGTCACGAGACGTTGGTCGTCCTATGCCGGGCCGTTTCATCCCGGTAGCGGTAATATCCAGGTGCAATACACGGCGGGACGGGAGATCGTGCCCCCTTCGGCGGCTCAGGCATGCAAGGATCTGGCGCGCATCAACTGGCAACCTAAATTGACGGGCAACCGCATCCAGTCGGGCGGCATTGACCAATCACAAGGTGAAATGTTCATGGGACTCTGGGTGCCCAATCGCGTGCTCGATAATCTCGTTCCGGCAATGACGAATTTTGGGATAGCGTAATGTCCGATTCCGCGATCGGTCCCGCGATAGACTATTTTCTCACGGCGGTCAATGCTATCACGGGGCGCACTCTACGCGAGCAGATGATCGTCGATGTGGGGGATGATGAATTCACCCTGATCGAATCCTGGAATGTCTCATCGGACGGTACGGCCATCACGGTGGGCGCGGTTAACCCGGTCGATCCCGAGGCGGCATCGGGCGTGCGGAACTATGTGCAGCTCGGCAACGGCCTCCAGAAAGTCAACGAGACATTTCAGATCTACATCAACATCGTTGTCTTCCTCGGCGGTAGCGAACAAAAACCCTCACGTGATCGGGCGCTCAAGTTTTACAACTCGCTCGTGAAATACGTATCACAGGATTTAACGCTGGGGGGCATCTTGCATGACGGTCGCAATGCTACTATCGGCGACATGGTTATGCTTGCCAATCCGCAAGGCCTCATCGACGCCGACCGGGGCCGCAAGACCGAAATAGCGGTGCCAATTGTTTGCAATAACCACTACCGCCCATTCTGAGGCGAAAGGATAAACATCATGGAGTTTCGTAACGATCACGGAGTGGGCGAAATTGTCATTCGCCTAGCATCCGGCGCGGTGCGCGCAGTGGAGGCGGGGGAGGTTCTTGCGGTTAGCGCCCCCTCGGATGCCCGATCATTCGCACAACAGCATCTACAGAGCCTCGCAAGTCCCGATGTTACTTCCTGGACCCCCGTTGACCCAGAAGCAAAGGCGCTTGTCGCCAAGGTCGCCAAAGAGGCCTTCGCGCCGCCCCTGGCGGCCGAAACGGTTACCGCCAGCCTATTGCCAGCATCCACGCCCGCCGGACCGCCGGTCAAGCCAGCTAATGCGCCGATCACAGCCCCAAAGGAAGGTAAGTAGACATGCCGCTAGGTTCAGGTCTTGCAAATCAGGTCGGCTTTGCCGATGAGATCACGGTGGGCACTCCCGTCGCCGTCGTCCGATTCTTCGAATTTGACACCGAGTCGATGTCGCATGATAAGAACATCGCCCAGGGGATGGGCATCCGCGCGGGTGGCTTTGTTGTCCGCCGCGCCCGCCGTCAGCTCGTCACCACCAAGGCGGCTGGTGATTTCGGCATGGACGTACCCACCACAGGGCTCGGCCTACTCTTGCGCCACATGTTGGGATCATTCCCGGCCACGCCGACACAGATTGGCGTCACGCCTGCCTACCAACAGATCCACAACATGGGGCTCGTCGATGCGCATTCTTTCACGATGCAAAAGGGCATCGCCCGCACGGACGGGACGGTAGAGCCATTCACCTACCCGGGTAGCAAGGTGACAAGCTGGGAGATCTCCTGCCAGCCGAGCGCCCTGGCTAAGCTGAAGCTTTCGATCGATTCCTGGACGGAATACACCTCGGCCTTTGGCGGGGTTGCTGCCCTCCAGGCGGCGGCCTATTCGGCCACTCAGGCCGGGTTCACCTTCGCGGGTGGCACCATTAAGACCGCTACCGCGATGACTGTTGCCTCCGGTATTTGGACGCCCACCGCGCCGACCACCCTGGCCACTGTGACGGGGATCAATGTCAAGGGTGCCAATGCGCTTGCAACGGACCGGTTCTTTGCCGGGGCGGCAACCAAGGCCGAGCAGCTCGAAAATGGCTGGCGCAAAATCACCGGCGAGGTGGACATCGAATTCAACACCCGCGCCCTATATGACGCCATGGCGGCCGACACGAGTCTCGTCCTTCAGGTCTCCTTTGTTGGTGTTGACATCGGCTCGGGTAACCTCCAGAAGCTCACCCTCACCATGCCGGCCATTGCGCTGGAATCCGGCGGCACGCCGCAGACATCAGGGCCGGGTATCAACACCGCGAAGCATTCCTTCACGGCGCTCGACGACGGCACCAATGGCACACTCCAGGCCGTCTACGTATCCACGGATACCACGGTCTAAATGGCCACACGAGGGGGCCTGGGGGTTAAGGTCGATCCTGCCGCGATGGGGATATTGGCGCGAGACCTACGTGCCCTACCCGTCAGGATGCAGGCTCGCGTTCGGCGCGCATTGGCTGAGGCTGGCGTAGATTTGGCTGGACGTATCCGAAGTAATGCCTCTTGGTCCTCTCGTATTCCCAATGCGGTTTCGGTATCTTCCATCGTTATTGCAGGTAAAGATATCCGCACCACGGTCACGGTGGACGGCGCCAAGGCCCCCGAGGCGGCCCCTTTGGAAAATCAGGGGCGCCCAGGACGGTTTAGGCGGCCAGTTTATGGCTACCGTGATCGTATCGTCGAACAGGATGCACATCCGTTCATCGCCCCGGCCGTTCTGGCGTCCACCGAACCGACCGCCAAGAAAGTCCTTGACGCAATAGACCAAGCCGCCAAGGATGTCCACCTCTAACGGGAGAAAATGAAATGGCAAAACCCATCATGAAAGACATGCGAGTCACCCTAGGTGATGAGCAATGGATCTTCCGGCTCTCAGAGCTAGATCTCTTGGATGCGTTCGCGCTCAAGAGCACAGCCCGCCTCACACCGCAACAACTGCTAGATGGTGCCATGGAGCTTGATCCAGCGGCGCTACAAGCCCTGATCTGGTTTCTGCGATTCAAGGATGGCAATAAGCAAGATATCGCCACGATCAACTTCCGGATCTTCGATCTAGATGTGGAGCCCGTCAAGGAAGAGGCGACGCCGCCCCCTTTAGATCCACCATCGGAGGACTCCGAGAGTCAGGGTGGAGACTCCGACGCATAGATTATGCCTATGAGCGGGATGTCTACCTGGGGCGATTGTGCCATTATTTCGGTCTCACCCCGCGCGACGTAGACAGATTAACCCTCAAGGATTTTGACAATCTTTGTGGGACGATAGATGCAACAGAGGCCGCCGCCGAGCGGGCTTAATGCGGCCCGAGTGGCCGGGAGATGAGGACGGGTGAGCGGAAACGGTAGGGATATTCCTATCAACATCATCGGGACCGATAACCTCACCTCGGCCGCCCAATCGTCCGCCACGGGTAGCGAAGGGGCCAGTAAGCGCATCGCGGCGGCCTTTGGCGCCCTGGCGAGCGCGGCCAAAAATGTCCTAGGCGGAGAGCTGGGGGAACTTGCCGAACGCGCCGGAAGTGCCCTAGAGGGCGTGGCCGAGCACGGCAAAAGCATGGGGGCCAAGCTGGCCGCAACGGGAGTTGCCACGGCCGGAATAGGTGCCGCGCTCGTTGCCATGGGCGACAAGGGTAAGGCCGCCGACCAGCAGCTCGCCCAATCATTCGAAAATAGCGGTCATTCGATTGACGATTTCGGCGAGGAGATCGAAAAGAACGTCAAACATCTCGCAAAATTTGGCGACTCGGCCCCCGAGGTCAAAACGGCGTTAATGAAAATCAATGACGCAACCGGTGATCCAAAGAAATCGCTTGACCTATTGGGTGAGGCCGCCGATTTGGCCGCATCAAAACATGAATCTCTCACGACCGCCGCCGACCAGATGGCTAAAATTGTGGCGGGCAAGGGGACTAAGATCCTTGCTACCTATGGCATCACTATGGATAATGCTAAGGCATCCACGGTCGCCCTGGCGGGTGCACAAAAAGCGCACGAAACGGCCGTGGATAGCCTTGCTAAAGCTAATCAAAATCTAACCGAGCTAGAAGCTCGCGATGCAGGCAATAAGCCGCTCTCTATAGCACAACAGCAAGCATTGCAACATGCCCATGAGGCCGTCGCGACGGCACAGGATAAGGTTGGCTCCACTGCCGCAACGCTGGCAACCGCGCAAGCCGGTGTCAAATCCGCCTCCGAGGCTTCCGGCAAGGCGTTGGAGGATCTAGGCAGCAAGATCAAAGGTCAGGCCACTGCGGCTTCTGATACTTTTACGGGCCGTCTCAAGGCGATGCGCACTGAGTTGATGAATCACGTCGAAGAATATGGCGCTAAGTACGGCCCGGCCATCACGGCCACAGGTGCGGGCATCACCGTCATGGGCGGCCTTGTGGGTGCGGCAAGTAAGACGGTCACCTTTTTCAAGGAACAACAAATTGCTTCCACGATCGCCACCGGGGCCCATACCGTTGCCACGGGTATCGCCAGTGCCGCCACGATGGCTTGGACTGGCGTGCAGGCCGCCTTTAACCTCGTCATGGATGCCAACCCGCTAGTTTTGGTTGGTATCGCCATCGCGGCCCTCGTGGCGGGCGTTATCATCGCCTACAACAAGGTGGGATGGTTCCGCGACCTCGTACGCGAAGGATTCGCACAAATCGTCGGCTTCGGCAAGGCGCTCTGGAATGATGGCATCAAGCCCATCTTCGACGCGCTCTCGAAGGCCTGGGGAGATGTCTGGAATTTCATGCAAGCGGCATGGAATTCTGTTGGTAAACCGCTCTTTAGCTTCATCGGCGACCATTGGGGTTTGATCTTCGCCGTCCTAACGGGTGGATTCTCGCTTATCATTCAACATTGGCATGAGATTTGGGGTTTCCTCCAGGCGGCATGGAATACGGTTGGTAAACCCGTTTTTGATATCGTCGGCTCGGCCATCGGTATAGCCGCGCGTGGCATAGGCGCTGCTTTTAGCGGCATTGGTACGGCTTTTTCGGCGGTCTGGTCGGGCGTTAAGGCTGCCTGGAATTCAGTCGGCCAACCACTTGTTAACGGTTTCAAGAGTGCCTTTGATGCCGTCTCTAATGCCATCACCTCGATCCCTAATGGTTTTAAGGCGATTTGGAATACCTTGGCGGGGTTGTGGAATACGGCCGCCAAGAAGTTTTCCTTTACCGTCCCGTCAATCATTCCAGGTATCGGAGGGAAGACGTTCGGTCTCCCCGCGCTGCCCACTCTTGCTACAGGTGGCATCGTGAGGGCCTCGCCCGGCGGTACGGCCCTTATTGCGGGGGAGGGCGGGCAGGACGAGGCCATTGTGCCTCTGTCGTCCGACCTGAAGGCCCTAGGGGCCATGGGGGGCGGTGGCACGAGTGTAATCGTGCAGATCACGGGACATGTGTATGGGTCAGTTGACGACCTCGCTCGTACTGTTCTCGAAGGATTGCAACGCGCTAAAGGTCGCGGAACGGCATTGGGGCTCGCGTAATGGCCCGCACTTTTGCGCAGGCGGCACCCGTGATTCAAATGTCGTTCGATAGTGGTGGGACCTGGGTTGACATGTCGGCCTATTGGCTCCGCTCGGCCGGGCTCACTTTCAAGATGGGGCGCACGTCGGAGTTTGCCTCGCTCCAGGCGGGGCAAATAACCTTCACGCTTGACAACAATGATTGCCGGTTCATCCCGGGCCGTCAGATCCTCAAGGATCTCGTCACCCCTGCACCCTACTATCCGAGTACCTTTATCGGCCTGCGCGTGCGCTACCTATGGACCGACGAACTAGGCGTACAGCAATTACGCATGGATGGTTCAGTGACCTCCTGGACACCGGATGCGGTTAGTCAGACCGTCACCGTTACGGCTGCCGATGATCTTGCCCGCCTGCAACGTAAGATCTTACAGGCGCCCATTGTTGAGGAATGCCTGGCGGCATTGCCGACCGTGTTCTTTGGGCTCCAGGAGTCCAGCACGGCCACTAGTGGTGTCGATGCCATCGGAGGTCTCCGTGCCACGCCTACCTTTGGTGCATCACTTAGTCCCATAGCAACCACCACGGCAACCGTCCTCTGGGGACAACCACTCCCTACTCCCAGTAAGGGGCTAGGGGTGGATGGCACCCTCATGGACCCTGGAAGTATTACCTGTGTTCAGTGCACCCCTAGTGCTACCGAGACGGCCGGGCTCACCCTGGGTGCCCCGCTTGCGGGGGGATCATTTCCATGGGAGATATTTGCGTCATGTGATGATTTCACCACCATTGGCGCGAAATATTTCTGGAAAGTGCAGGACTGGTCACTCATTGGCGGCGGTGCTGGATGGGGCGTGACATGCAATGTCACAAGTCCGGGAATAATGTCTTGGACTTTACGGCAATACGATTCCGCCAACGTGACGCTTAATACCATCACGACCTCAAATGTTGTCGCGGATAATATGCTACATCAGATATCGGTATTCATTACTAACGTCGCCGGAGTCCTTAAGCTCAATTTATCAATTGATGCTGAACAGATTATCGGTATCGTGCAAAACAATCTTTACAATGGCCTATTGGCCTTTAGTGGACCGTGGCGCATGTTTGCATCCGCTAATTCTGTTGCTGGTAATGTGTGCCGCTTTTTGGCCGCCGGGCAATTGCGCGGTTCTCTTTACGCTCCCCCGTTATCAGATCAGCGCATCGAGCGCTACCGCTCCCTTATGCTGTCCAGTATTTATACATTTCCAACTGCGCACCGAACTATCGGAAATATCATCCGGTACGTATTCGGACGTAATACGGTATCAATTGTATCGTCCGTGGCGATCAATATAGGCACGATTCCATTTAAGGGACTTAGCGCTTTGAGCGCCATACAGAATATCCTTGATACAGTCGGCGGGGGGGCATCGATTCGCGCCCTTAATGGGGGGGGTAATTTCCTTTACACGGATGCTCTATTCCGCAGGCGCCTAAAGATTGATATCACAATAGACGCCGATGGTGATATCATGGGCGATACCTTCGCCCCTGCGCTGGACGCCTCTCCGCCCGGGGGGAGCGTGGTAACCAATACAGGGCTTGGCGGCGCCACTGGTATTTACGTTGCCGGTGATCCCACCTTGCCGAATCCCGATAGTGCGTCAACGTATATTGCCAGTCGGCAATACACGTTTCTTTATCCAGTCCGAGGGAACGACCCTATTGCGCCACTCAATTTAGCCCAATACCGCATCCACTCCGGGCGCTCAGAATACCGCGTGCCGCAATTGCGCGTTAGTTTTCTGAATTCGCAAACAGCCAATCTCAACGCCTCAATCGCCGTAATTATTGGATATGGCATGCTACCATTAGGTTCACGAATGCGAGTGATATGCACATCGGATAAATTCGTTCTACCGGTAAAGCAATTCGATGTATTCATTGAAGGCTGGACCGAGGTGATGAATACGAACGATTGGTATATCACGTTCGATACTTCATCGGCAGGCGTGCCAGAGTTTGGGATATGGTCAGATACGAATGTGCAAACGCGCTGGACTCCTGATCTGAATTCAATTACCCTGAATGCGAATATCACAGCATCGGCGGCATCTCTTGTGGCGGCCACCCTTGTGGGGCACCCGGCATTCACGGTGGCCGGCGGGAGTATTCCATTCAAGATCAAGGTGGGTGCGGAAATCATGACAGTGACGGCAGTATCCGGTCCAACGACACCGCAAACACTGACGATAACCCGTGGCCAAGATGGCACATTCGCAGCGGCACAGACGGCCGGTGCGGTAATTACCCTGGCACCCAATATGACATGGGGATTGTGAGAGAGACATGACAACGCAAAATGTTATCGCAGCCCCGGCTGTAGCCGACCCTATCTCGGCAGGATGGGGCAACCAAGTGGCGGGCAATCTCGCCTTGCCGGTTTGGGCCAATCTGCCCTTAACCGCCAATTGGGTCCCCTATGGTGGCGCGTTCGGTGTACCTGCCTATTGGATGGATTGCTTTGGGCGTGTTTATCTACGTGGGCTTGTAAAAAATACCACTGGGGCATTACAGGGGATCAATGTTATCTTCGCGACACTTCCCGTTGGGTTTCGGCCGTTGGTTCAACGTATCCATCCCGCCACGTGTGGCGTTAATAACACTCCAGGTGGTAACGGACCTTGCCGCCTGGATATTTTTGCGGCCGACGGATCATTAAGAATCGGCGCATTTATGACCGGGTCATTTGGCGCAACCGGCGCGCAAGATACCGGCGTCCCCAATGGGGCCCATATTTCCCTGGACGGTATTTCATTCGAAACCCTCTCATGATCCAAACAGTCGGACACCTAACCGAATCGACCACCGCGACCGGCCTATGGTCAATCGTCACGCTCGCCATTGGTTCCGCGCTGGGCGTTGGCCTGACCTACTTCCTTGCCGCGCCGGGGCGCTTCCGCAAGGAGCAGCGCGGGGACCTGAAAGAGGTCCGCGCGGGAGTGTCGCGTATCGAGGTGGCGCAAGGGCTTTTCCGGGCCGAGTTCGACCAGCACGTCAAATCGCAGGTGCGGCTTGCGCGGATCGTGTCACGCTTGAGTGCGCGGCAGGTTCAGCTAGCACATCGTCAGGCCGCCCTAGAGGCGCGAATGAGTAACCAGGCACCCGTGCCATTCTGGCCGATCGATGACGACCTCATGGACGATACCGACCTGGACGACCTGGGCCACACCCCGTGACAGGCCGTCGCGGTTGGGCGCTTATTGCGGTATTCGTCATCCTGTGGGACGCCTTAGCGCCCGAGACGCTCTCTGAGGCGTTCGCGCGGTGTGAGCATTCCCATCCGGCCCTATTGTCGGCCCTGTGGGGCATTCTGACGGCCCATCTCATGGGGTGGCTACCCGTCAGGCTGGACCCGTTTCATCTTGCTCTAAATGGCATTCATGGCGTTACTCACAGGGGGCAGCATGTTTATTAGCAAGTCGTTCGCACGTGAGGTTCTCGCCGCCTCCGGGTTGACCCGTATCGAGCTTGGCGTGTTGTTTGATGTGAACGCCCGGACGGTGGACCGCTGGCGAGCCGGGGAAGGTCTCACGGGCTTCCGTCTTGACCAGCTCGACAATCTGCGTCGCCTCCTGGCCGAGCGTGTCGCTATGTCCGACCCGCCCAGTCTGCTCTCACAGGTTGCGCGCGTGCGCGAAGTGACAACCGGGGGAATCCTAGGCCCAACCGAGAACCTTAAGCCCGTCAATGCGGGCCTCAAGCAGCGCGTAACGGCCCCGCCTAAGGGCTGGGCCCCGGGTGTGGCCTGGGATGGCAGCGAGGGTGTGGGGACCTCTGAGGCCCGGCCGGCGACCGAAGGCGAGCCGGATCATGCCGCGCTCCTGACGGAATGGGGTTTCGACCCGAAATTGTTCATGATCGAAGGGGCGCTCAGTTTCAGCCGCTGGCAGCAACGCGATGGCGGACCATGGCTCAAGGCCTATCGTGGCAAGATCGTGCGCCGACCTGATATTGAGCATTCCGCGATGAAGGATCTCGTCCGACATATCCGTGCCGTAAAGCCGAAACCGAACCGTCCGAGCGGCAATCTCGGCATGGTGGTTATTCTGTCCGATTGGCAGATCGGCAAGGTGGACATGCATGGCGGCACGGATACTACGATCGAACGCGTGCGGCAGATCATCAGCGGTGTCGTGGCGCGCACCGCCGAGCTGCGCAAGATCGGCCGCGACGTAGGAGACCTCTATATTCTCGGCCTAGGTGATCTGATCGAACGGTGCGGCGGGTTCTACCCCTCGCAGACATTCATGACCGACTTGACCGAGGAGGAACAGCGCGAGGTTGCGTTACATCTTATCATCGAATGCATCCGCACGTGGGCCCCGCTTTTCAACCGCGTCGTGGTGGCCAGCGTGCCCGGTAATCATGGCGAGAATCGTGGCCCCGGCGGTAAGGCATTCACCCATGCCGTACGCGACAATGCCGACACGGGAGTATTCCGCCTAGCGGCGATCGCACTCGCTCAAGTGGAAGCTTTCGAGCATGTCGTATTCGTGCTCCCGAAAGATCGCGCCACATTCGCCCTAGATGTCGCGGGGCTTGGTATCGGCCTCGCGCATGGCCATCAGTTCGGCCCGGCCGGCGTGCTCAAATGGTGGGCCGAACAAACATTAGGCGAACAGCCCGTCGCGGGCGCTCAAATGCTCGTCACGGGACACTACCATCACCTCAAGGTAGAGCAGATGGGGCCACGCACGCACGTGCAGGTCCCCGCCATGGACCCTGGGAGCCAATGGTTCGCAGAGCGGCGCGGCATGGATTCCCCGCCCGGCATGGTGACGTTCACGGCTAGCCCGGTTGGCTGGGACGACCTGGCTGTCATTGAACCAACACGCCCCGAGGGAGAATCATGATGCCCGATCCGCTCTATGAGCTTCTCGGCCGCGTCTACGCGGAACGTCAGGCACAGCTCGCCAAGTGGGGCAGGCAGTCGCACCCTAATGGCACTAGTGAGGCCCTGGGATATCTCGCGACGGCCGCTAAGCATCGCTGTGACCGTGCCGTGCGCGAGGGTAACCTGACCTGGCTGGATATTCTCATGGAAGAGGTTTATGAGGCGAGCGAGGCTACCGAGCCGGGTCACCTGTCCGAGGAATTGATACAGGTGGCGGCTGTTTGTTTGGCATGGGTTGAGGATATCGCCACTCATGGCTAGAGTCGCCAAGCCGAAGCCCCCGAAGGACCCTCGCCCACTTTGCATTCGCCGTGCCACCAAGGCGGCCGAGGACTTCGGTTGGCAGATCCATATCCTTTACGATGATGCGGTCTGTGATGATGGCGACCGTTTCGACGCCTATATATTTACCAAACTAATTGAACCCCAATGGCTCGTTCCGCGCAGCTATACACAGCGCGTCTACTTGACCTGCAAGGCAGGCAAGGCCCCCATGTGGTGGGTTTGGACCCCGCCCTACCTACCGGGCAATAAGAGGACCTTTGCGGCCCTCCTGGAGCATCTAGAGCGAGGTACCGAGGCGTCCTGAGATGCGGTATGGCCACGGTAGCACCATAGGCGTAGATGGCCCCCAGTGCGGGCCTAAATGCCCCGGTTCGCCGTGACAGCTCGCAATCCCCGTGGGTGAAATATGACCACATACCCTTGCGGATGGGGTATCCAGGGTTCTACCCGGTCGATCGTCATACTCCCCGTAACCGCCGTCAAGCAGATAGTGCAACATGGCCATGATGTGGAACCCTGCCGCGCCGAGATGATATGAGCGCCCTTCGCTATCGGGGTCCATATCCTCGCCGCCCCAGAATGCCGTCAGATGCCGCTGGAGGGCTGCATAGGAGAGTGACCAGTTATAGCCCTCTTCCCAGTTGCGTTCGGCATATTTCTCGGCACCAATGCCAAATTGTTCCGCGATGATCCATAGGGCATCGGTTGGCAGGAGGTCGAACCGGGCCAGCTTGGACCCTTTCTGGCCGATCATTCGTCACTCTCATTTGGGTCGGCATAGAAGCCACCCTCGCTGTCCACGAAACCCACGGCGGAGAGATTGGCCGTGATGCGGCCGAGCGCATTGCGATATGAGTCGAACTCCTCGCATCGCATACAGCCGTCCGACTTGATGAGATCCAGCATGCCGTTTTCCATGCGACGGTTCCCCTCATGCAATGCGCGGTTCTCGGCCGTCAGGATGGCCACCTGTTGCGATAGGGATGAGATCTGTGCGGGCTGGAAAAGAAGCTTGTCTTGCAACGCTTCTAGTTCGCGGCGCGTGGCGGCCAGCTCGGCATGCGCAGAGGCGACCTCTTCATGCAGGCTTGCGATTTCCTCTTCGGGGATCATGCGTCTAGCTCCTGTTCGTATAGATCGGGTAATCCGATGCGGACGTGATGGGTGTCAAGATGGTGCAGGTCTCGGTCAATCGCGGCAATCTGACTTGGTTCTCGCTCGGGGCCGACATAGCCGCATGTGCAATTGGCCACAAAGACATACACATGGGGCCTCAATACGCAGGTATTGATGGCCACCTTATCGCGCCTCACGAATCGTCACCACAAAGGCGGAAGACCGGAATATCCCGGCGTAACGCCTCGGCAATACAGTGCTGTGTACCGCGCCCACCCGGGGCGGCCATCACGAAATGCGGCTTTGCGGCGATGAGCATCTGTTGATTGCGAATCCTTCCAGCCATGGTCCCATATTGCCGCCAATCGGCCAAGTGGGTGACGCGTCGGATATTGACGCGAGCAGCCCATGCTCCCGCCAGGCGGTCGGCCCCCATCGCGCCGCCTTCGTGAAGCTCATTAGGGACGATGAGTTCTAGCATGCCGATGAAGTCATGACGGAGATCTTTGAAATCCCGTCCGCCGGTCACGACGATACGCAAGCCGCCAAGCTCATCTTTCTCGCGGAAGAATGACATTTGCTTGAGGTTGTTGAATGCACCCCACGCGTCGGTGATGTATTCATTACCGTCTTGAGTGAGTGACCACGTGCCGCCTTGCGTTGTGGCGGTCATATCTTGCCCCTCGATTCATTGACACGAGCTGTGATGGCCCCGTCGATGACCTTTACGGCGCTTTCGAGTGATGAAATCGTGGCATCGCGTAAGGTTTCATGGAGCACGCCAACTATGAAATATGGATTAACATCCACCAGGTGGGCGTCATCGAGACTTTTGCTAAGTCGTTCAAATGCCGCAACCCGGGAATGGCGGCTCATCGGCTCGCCCTGTTCAAACAGGCAGCGCGGGCCATGGCGGCGTCACGTGTGAAGGCGCGCGAGATGATGCGCCCAGTGGTCATATCGCGCACTACGTGAATGTCGGCCGTGATACTAATGGCAATGTAGCGGTTCATGTCGGGGTTTCGCTTCCTTGTGGTAGTTGGTGATGTAGATAACGTAAACCATGCAACCCGCTCGCGCAAGTCCTGGCGGGCGTGCTAAGGGATCTAGATGGTGATTTGGCACACCCCGTTAATCATGACACCATGCGCGATAACGCCCGGTGAGTAGACACCCTGTAGTTGAATCGGATGAGTATCCACGAAACATGCTACCGGAACATCGGGGCGGGTCATTAAGGTCCATATGAGCAGCGCGCTTAGGATGGCTAGGACTAGCATCGCCAGGGCGATGAGCTGGGCGGCTAAACGGTTCATGTCGGGGTTTCGCTTCCTTGTGGTTGGTGATGTAGATAACGTAAACCATATAATCCACTCGCGCAAGTCGAAACTTCCATGCTAGGGAAATTGCCTAAAACAATTTTCCGTTTCACCTTGACAGTCCCGATCGGCGCGTGTCTACTTGTGGAGCAACGTCGGGGGACGCTTGCAAGATGACACCGACCAGGGTTCTTTTCCTCCCTGGTCGCGGAACCGTAAGCCCTAACCCCTCGGGTCTGGTCGGTGTCATCGCAGCGCCCCCCGCCTCACACCCCCGACATAACAGGAGTCATTATGACCGAATCATCGTATGGTTTTGCCGTCCTAGTTGAACAGGATCGCACCAAGCTCGCCGAACTTCAAGGACGTTATGACGCCGCCGTAAATCAGGGCTTTCCTGACGGATCATGCTCGGCCCTTTGGGCCCTTGTGGAGCACCACATGGACAAGATGGCCGAACGTGGCACGCTCGTGCCCGCCCCAGCCCTTGCCACCACCATGCCACTTGCGTCAGAGATGACTTCATGAGTCGCCGCAAGAATGATCCGGTCGGGGTTAATCCCCTTGATGTCACGGGGGTCCAAATCGCCAGGCTCGATAGGTTCATCGCGGCACAACGCGAGATCCTACGCGCCCGACAATGGGACACACTAAACGCCTGGATTGATCTTCGCGCACATCACTGCGAAGCCAAGGCCAACGCCACGGCGTTACACGCCCTACAGTGCGCCTACCGCATCATTGATGCCATGCTGGCTAGCGACACGCTCGTACCGGATGATCTCGCAACCCTGGAGGGGAAATGAGTTACAGAACGCGCCAAGAATTCGCCGATAAGGTGGATTCCGAAGGTGGCCTCGCTGAATTCCTTTTCGGTTATGGAATGAACCCAAATGACGCACCGGACGACGAGGTGCGCGCACTGGTCAAGGAAATCCTCAAGGCCCAGGATGCCTTTGATGAGCTTGTCGGAATCCTTGAGGAGATCGGAATCCTCGAAGAGGCCGAAGGGGATGGCGAATGACTACCGACTTCACCCAACCCGCCCCCACTGGCCCGGAGATCAAGCGCGACCGTTGGGGGCGGCCGCTCATTCCCGCCGAGGGTGGCGGGAAGCCGAAAGCCTACACGCGTTGCACCACCTTTGTGGATGCACTGTCGGACTCATTCGGCCTGTCTAAGTGGAAAATGCGCATGGTCCTACTTGGCGCGGTCGATCGCCCAGACCTCATCCTATCGGCATCTGCATCACGTGAAGACAAGCAAGCGCTAGACCGCTTCGCCGACGCGGCCCTAGAGGCCGCCGGGGCGGGGAAGGCGGCAAGCATCGGCACTGCGCTGCACTCCCTCACAGAGCGCATGGATCGCACCGAGGCCCTGGGGGAGATCCCCGAGGCCTACCGCGCCGACCTAGCTGCTTACGCCCATTGTGTTGGGACGAATTACATGGTCATGGAATCCATTGAACAATTCGTTGTCCATGACGGTTACGAGATCGGTGGCACGCCGGACCGTCTCATTCGCATGCCCGATGGCAAGCTCTACATAGGCGACCTCAAGACCGGCTCGCTCGACCATTCCAGTTCGAAGATTGCCATGCAGATGTCGGTCTATTCGCGGAGCCGCTTCCTGGATATCGAAACGGGCGTGCGTACCGACCTGCATGGCGTGGATCAAGATCGCGGCATCATTCTGCACATGCCGGCCGGGTCTGGCACCTGTACGCCTTATTGGGTGGACCTAGACAGGGGCTGGCATGGCGTCGAACTCTGTCAGCAAGTGCGCAACTGGAGGAAGATCAAAAAGATGCATACCCCATTCGTTGAGGCGCATGCCGAGCTGGCCAAGGCACAAATGACCGACCCGGATTCGATCGTGGCACAGATCCAGGCAGCCGATACGCATGCCGCACTTGTGGCCATCTGGCGCGACAACAAGGACGCCTTCACGGATGCACACACACTGGCATCGAAGCGTCGCCTTGAGGAGTTGGGGGCGAAATGAAACAACAATGCCCCTCAGGGAGCGCGGTTCGTATCCACCCACGCGGGCGTGAGCCGCAAATAGAGGATGAGGTGGCATATATTGCCTGCATGCGTCGCGCCGGGCATGCAGGACCACATTTGCGCGAGTTAACAAGCGGGGCCACGGTGACGTGGCGATGAGCGCATCACAAAGTGCGGGATGGCAAGTACTCGAAACGGCGCTCAATGAGGCTCGAAACAATGAGCGCAAATACAAGATGCTCTATGAATCCAGCAAGCAACGCGCCGATCAAATACAAGCGACGCTAGATGTGGTCAGGATCAACGCGACGGGTAAAGGGCGGCTGGCGTGAGCGAAGTGCCGCGCCGAACGACAACATGTCGTAATCCGAACGAGGGACAACATGTAGTCATTTGTGGCATCACCCATGAGCATCGCCTAGGCCTGCACGCGCCAACGATTACGCTCGTTTGCAATCGTCACCTAGGACACCTCTCCATGCACCAACATGTCTGTGGGGGCGGCGCGATGGCCACGTGGGGTCCATGATCCGGTGCAAATCGTGCGGCATCACCTGGGCGGCACTGGGCGCGGCGCATTGCGCCGCCTGTCACTACACCTTCGGCAGTGGGGGACTATTTGATCGGCATCGCCCTAGCCAGAAATGCCTCGAGCCGAGTACACTCGGCCTACAGCTCGTCAAAGACGTTTGGCGGCTACCACTAGAAGCAAAGGAAACCTAAATGGATTTCACTACACCCGGCACCCCGTCGGCCAAGAAAGATGGCCCACATTTCAACCTCCGTGATTACGATGGCAAGCTTCTACTTTTCCAGCCGAGTAAATATCTCGCAGAAGTGAAGCTCAAGGATGGCTCGGTCGCACCTGCCGTCGCCACCACGGTGACCGAGCTGGAGGGTGCCACCCCTGGCAAGATCTGGGACGATGTGCTCGTATTCAGCAAGGGCATCATCCCTCAGCTTCGCGATCAGATTGGCCTCAATGTGCTCGGCCGAGTCGGCCAGGGCGAAGCGCAGCCTGGTAAGAGTGCACCATGGCGGCTCCGGGATGCCACCCAGGCGGATATCGCCACGGCATTACGTGTCACTGAAGGCACGCCCGCGCCGGGCACCACGGCGGACGACCCGCCATTCTGAAATAAAAGACACCCACGCGGCCTCACCGCCCGCGCCGGGGCTACCCAGGTGGGACGCCTGTCCGGCGGGTTGCCGGGCTGATCGGTGAGGTTCGATTCCTCGCACAGGCGCAAGGTTTCATCCAACAGGAGAAGAGAAAATGAGTAAAAACATACCGGATTCAATCACCATCAATGACACGGTTTACGTCCTGGCCAATGGCGCGATCCCTGCGCCCGAGGTGGATGGCATGCCCTATGTGGTCGTGCGTAGCGCCACGGCATCCCCTTTTGCGGGATTTCTGGAAAGTCGAGAATCCACCACCGTGGTACTCGTACAGGCGCGACGCATCCGGCGCTGGTATGGCGCGCTTGATCTCAGCCAATTGGCCACGGAGGGTACTAAGGCCCCCGAGAAATGTCAATTCGGCCAGCCAACGCTTCGTGTGGAAATTCCATGGAGTGAAATCCACACATGCACCATAATGGGGGCATCTTCCATCCAGGCCGTACCGGTCACGAAGGCATGACCGGCTCCGGCTACGGCGACGGCTTCGGCTCCGGCTT